ACACGCCGTGGCTCGACTTCGGCGGGGAAGGCAAGCGGCCCGGACGCCCCCCGGCGCGCCCGTTCCTGCGGGAGGGCCGCTACATCTACCCGACACTGCGGCGGATCCGGACGCGCGTCGAGGCCAAGATCCAAGGGCGGCTGTCCACCGTCATCCGCAACGTCGGCCTGGAGCAGGACTGACATGGCCGGCAACGCCGTAACGATTGACTTCGCCGGGGACGCCGGCAAGCTGCAGGCCGCCGCCAAGAAGGCGACCGCGGCCACCGACGACGTGGCGAAGTCGGCCAAGGACGTAGGCGCCGACTACGACAAGGCCGGCGTCGCGTCCGACAAGTACGGGCAGAAGATGGGCGACCTGGGGTCGGCGACCACCGGCGCCATCGACGCCATCGACTCGCTGTCTGCCGGTATGCAGGCGATTGCCGACGTCCAGGACTTCGCCCGCAGCAAGGCCGCCGCGCTGGCCCGGGCCAACGTCGACGTGATGCAGGCGACCGAGGACATGGCGCAGGCGACCCGGGATGCCACCCAGGCGGGCATCGACTCGGAGCAGGCCGCCCTCGACCTCACCCAGGCGCGTCTCGATGAGAAGACCGCTCTCGACGACTACAACAAGGCCGTCAAGGAAAACGGCAAGAACTCGGACGAGGCCAGGCAGGCGCAGATCGACCTCAAGCAGGCCGGCATCGACGTCAAGCAGGCGCTCGAGGATCAGGAGCAGGCGACCCGGGACGCGTCGCAGGCCAACATCGACGCCAAAGAGTCGCAGGTCAACCTCAACGATGCGATGCACGAGGCGAACCCCCCCGAGCTGCAGGGGTGGGTCGACAAGATCGGCCTGATCACGCCACTGCTGACCGCGCTGGTCGGTGTCGTCAGCCTGGTCACGGCCGGGCAGTGGCTGTTCAACGCGTCTCTGTGGGCGTCGCCGATCACGTGGACCGTCCTGGCGATCGTCGGGTTGATCGCGATCGTCGTGGTATTGGTGAAGCACTGGGACACGGTGAAGGCCGCGGGCGAACGGGCCTGGGGCGCGATGACCAGTGCGGGCCGCCGTGCGTGGGACTGGCTGAGGGACCTGCCGGCCAAGATCGGCAATGCGTTCTCCCGGCTGGGTTCGGCGATCTCCCGGCCGTTCAGGGCGGGGTTCAACGCAATCTCCGACGCGTGGAACAACACCGTCGGTCGGCTGTCCTGGTCGGTGCCCGGCTGGGTGCCCGGCATCGGCGGTAACAGCATCTCCGTGCCGCGCCTGCCGAGGTTCCACACCGGCGGCATCGTCCCCGGTGCGCCGGGTCAGGAGGTGCCGATCATGGCGATGGCCGGCGAGGAGGTCAGCCGGCCCGGACAGTCCGGCCGCACCGTGATCGAGATCCGATCGGGAGGGACACAACTCGATGACCTGCTGGTCGAGATCATCTCGCGTTCTGTGGGCCGTCGTGGCGGCAATGTGCAGCTGGTCCTCGGCGGGCGTAATGGCTAAGCAGGACGTCGCGGTCGAGCTGTTTTACGACGGGGCGTGGCACGACCTGGTCCCCGACGACGACGTCCTGGCGGACACGCCGATCGTGATCCAGCGCGGTGACGGCGGCCAGTCCGCGGCACCCCGGCCGTCGTCGATCGCACTGCGGCTGAACAACGACGCCGACATGTTCCGCACTAGCAACCCCGAATCGCCGCTGCACGGCAAGGCGGGGGTGAACACACCGCTACGGATCTTGGTGGGCGGAGAGTCTCGCGGGCAGGCGGAGGTGTCGTCGTGGCGGTCCGGGCAGACCCGCGACTTCCGGGCCCGCCCGAAGCGGGGCAAGGCGTGGGTCGACGTGGAGGCCGCCGGGCTGCTGCAGCGGCTCGGTCAGTGGACCGAACCGCTGCGGAGCCCGTTCCGCCGCTACAACGACACGCTGAGCAATGTGATCGGCTACTTTCCGTGTGAGCAGGCCCGCGGCTCCACCACCCTGATATCACCCACCGACGGTGTCTCCGGGACGGTCTTCCGCGGCATGGCCCCGGATTCGCAGTACCGGCCGCTGTCGTCGGCGCCTTTGCTGGACATGGGCCAGGCTGAGGACGCCGAGGTCGGCGCCGAGTTCGCGCCCAGCACCGGCAGCACCACCGACGGATGGCAGCTGTCCTGGGTGAGCCGCCTCGAAACGCTGACCCCCGGCGCGGACACGCAGATCATGGTGTGGGACGCCAGCGACGGCACCGCCTACGGCCTGTACCTGAACACCACCACCGGCGAGATGAACCTGTCCAGCGCCAAGGACGGCGTGACCGTCCTCAACGCGACCGTCAGCTACTCCGGCTACGACTGGTCGCAGTGGACCTTGTTCTCGATCGACGCCGACTACTCCGGCGGCACTACCACCGTGTGGGTGAACTGGATCAACGGCGACGGCACCGTGTCCGGGTTCATGAACTCGAGTTTCGCCGGTGAGCCGGCGTACCTCGAGGACTGGAACATGAGCGTTTTCGCCGGCACGCCGCCCGGGTCGACCATCGGGCACGTCATGGGCGTCAACGTGTCCTCGAGCGGCGGCGTCGACCTGTTCGACACGGTCCGCAAGACCGCCTGGTACGGGCATGCCGGGGAGACCGCCGGGAACCGGTTCGTGCGGCTGATGACCGAACTGGGCCTGGCCTATGCCACGAACGGCGACCTGGCCACGTCCACGGCGATGGGCGCGCAGCCGACGGCGACGCTGGCCGAGATCCTGCGGGAGATCCGCGACACCGACGATGCGGTGCTGTTCGAGAGCAAAGCCGCGATCAACTTGATCCTGACGGTCCGCAACCACCGCTACAACATCGACGCGGACACCGCGTCGACGCCGTTGATCACCCTGGACGCCGCCGACGCGTCCGGGTCCGGGCTGCCGAACCTACCCGTCGAGGTCACCGACGACCTGGGTATCCACAACGTGGTCACCGCCGTCCAGCGTGACGGCGGGGACTACACCGTGCAGGACGACAGCAGCCCGATGGGCACCCAGGCCCCACCGGACGGTAAGGGCGAGTACCGGCAGAGCGTCGCCGTGAACGTGGCAGACGAGACCGTCGATCTGCCCGTACAGGCCTGGTGGTGGCTGTACCGCGGCACGGTGGACCTGCCGCGCTTCCCTCAGATCACGGTCAACCTGGCGGCCCTGGACGCGGCGAAGATCGCCGAGGTCGAGACGCTGACCATCGGCGGCGTCATCGAGATCGTCGGCTACCGCGAGTACACGATCCGGCTGCACGTGATCGGATACACCGAGGTCATCGGCACCCACTCCCGGACCATCACCTTCACGTGCGCCCCTGACCAGCAGTTCGACGTGCATGTCTACGACGCCGACGACGCCCGCTACGACCTGGCGACGTGCACCATGTCCGCGGCGGCCGGACCCACGGCGACCACCCTCACCCTGGCGATCACCGGCGAGGAGTCCTGGTCGACGGTGGACGCCTACGACCTGACCGTCTCCGGTGAGGTGATCGGCGTGCCCGCCGGCGCCATGGGTGCCCGGACCGGATCACTGGGCGCATACCAACAGGTCATCACCGGCGCCGTCAGGTCCAAGAACGGCATCCGTAAGACGCTGGCCGCCGCGGCGGCCGTACACGTCACCACACCGGCGCGGTACGCGAGATGATCAGGAGGGAGCCGTCATGGCGGTAGCGGTAGGCGGGGCGGTCATCACCCCGTCCGATCACGTGGACACGGTGGTCGACGGCATCACCGTGGACACGTCCATCGGCACGGCCGCGTCCGGGTTCACCACGAGCTCCGGGACGGCGCGTCTGGCCCTCGGCGGCAAACTGGTCTATTTCGATCTTTTCGTGACCCGCAGTGGCGCGGACATCACCCAGACGAACAGCAACATCGCTGATACGACGTGCTTCACCCTCGACTCCGATTTCTGGCCGTCGGAGGGGTACGGCGGCATCTACGGCAACGGGAGCATGGATGGCGAGTACGCCCTGTCGACGGCCGGTGTGATCACGCTGCGGTCGGCCAGCTACACGATCGTGTCCGGCACCAACCTGCGGATCTGCGGCACGTTCCTGAAGGCATAGGGGGGATCATGTGAAACAACTGACCTGGCCGGCCGTTGGGCTGATCGCCGTCCTCGCCGCGGTCACGGTCGCCCTGGCCACCCTCGCGCACTGGGACACCGCGTCGATCATCACGGTCCTGGCGATCCTCGGCGGTATCGGCGGCGGCGCCGCGGTCGCCGGCGGCATGTCCGGGCGCGTCGACGCGATCGCCACCGAGACCACCGCCCAGACCAGGACGCTGCACACCATCGACCGGCGCACCAACGGTGAGCTCGACGACCGCATCCAGGCCGGCGCCCGCCAGGCCGCCGACGCCGTCCTCACCGAGCTACGAGAGCAGGGGGTGATCCGCTGATGGCGAAGTCGCAGAACGGCTGGCCGGTCGACGTGTCCGGTGCCCGGCAGAACCGGACACCGATCGCCGGGGTGCGGTTCCCGAACGGGTTCCTCGCCGGCGACGTCTACACCGTCTTCGAACATCTGTTCGGGCGGCTGTCTCGGGAGGTCGAACGGATGGTCCCGGGCACCTGCTGGGGCTGGTTCGTCAAGATCATCGAAGGCTCCACGACGATCAGCAACCATGCGTCCGGCACCGCCGGCGACTACAACGCGACCCGGCACCCGATGGGTGTCCGCAACACCTTCAGCCGCGCGCAGCAGGCCAAGATCCGGCAGATACTCGCTGACCTCGACGGCGTCATACGGTGGGGCGGCGACTACACCGGCCGGCCCGACGATATGCACTTCGAGATCAACAAGGGTGCCGCCGCGGTCCGTGCCGTGGCGGCGAAGATCCGAGGAGAACTCCCCATGGACCAAGCGACGTTCAACAAGCTGATGGACGGCTGGGCCAAGACCCCCGCCGGTAAGGCCGCTCTGCAGGCGCTCACCCTCGACACCAAGATCGGCGACGAGGCGCACAAGGACCGCACGTTCGGCGACGTGTGCCGCGACGTCGCCAAGCTCCGCGGGTTCCTGGTCGGCGACCGCGCGGACACCGCCAACGCCGCGATACCCCCGGACGCCCCGGTATCGCGTCTGCTCACCTAGGCCCGGATATGACGAACCCCCCCGGAGCGGTCCTACCGGGGGGGATCGGGTGCGGGCG